CCATTTACCCTCCAGGAGACATCCCCATTATAACATATATTTTTCTACTTGGCAAGAGCTAAAAAGTATGTTATTATAGTATTAGTTGAATAGGAGGATATATGAATACAACAGAAACAGATAAATCTGATCACATGCTCCGTAAAATGGAGAAGATGATGGATCTGGAAGCTGGAGAACTGGAGAATGAGTTTGTTGTTCTGGATTCTTTATCCTGTTGTAAGGTTATTTCCCAGATGATGAAGGAAGTCACTACGGGTATTGCAGTATCTCCTGCTGTCTTACGGCCATGTGAGCATGGCGAACAACTACGAGACTACATTACGCACTTAATCAGCATCTTACGGGATGTTAGACAATTATTTTTAGATGAGCATATGCACAGTGTTAGAAGAAACAAACATCTCAATTGATTATGATAAGGTTGAAGCTCTTTTATCTTTAAGAACTTCCTTATCGACTTATTCAACCTCACAGGCTCATACTAACTTCCTGTCGTTTGTGAGATTGATGGCTCCTTCATTGGTGTCTGACTGGAAGATGGGCAGACACATTGAAGTTATCTCCGATAAACTACAACAAATACAGGATGGCACACTTAAACGCTTAATGGTGTTCTTGCCTCCACGTAGTTCTAAGTCTGTTATCTGTTCTAAACTCTTTCCTGCATGGTATATAGGACAGAACCCTAATCATGAAATCCTTACTGTCTCCCACAGTGATCAACTATCTTCTGATTTTGGTCGCTCCGTTAGAGATTTAGTGAATAGTGAGGAATTTCAGCATATATTTCATGGTGTCTCTTTAAGAAGTGATGTTCGTGCTGCTGGTAAATGGCAAACTAACCAACAAGGTTCCTATTATGCTGCCGGTGTTAGGTCGCAGATAGCTGGTAGAGGTGCTCACATAGCGATATTGGACGATGTGATGTCTGAAGAGGACTCGTTCTCTGCAGCCGGTAGGAGATATGTCAAGGAATGGTGGCCCGCTGGCTTACGTACTCGTATTATGCCTAACGGTGCTATCGTTATTATCAATACACGCTACCATCATGACGATCTGTGTGGTTGGTTGTTGAAGCAGGAACAGGAAATGCACGAATATGGTACAATCCCGTGGGAAGTTATTAAAATCCCTGCATGGATAGACGATGATTCTTCTGAATTGCTGGATTTACCTGTCGGTTCCTCCTATTTCCCCGAATGGAAGCCTGAACGTATCTTGAAAATTGATGAAGAAGAGATAAAAGCTACAAATGGCTCTAAATACTGGGAATCACTCTACATGCAGAACCCAACACCGGAGGAAGGTGGGTTAATAAAGAAGAGATGGATAGAATGGTGGCCGCATGAAGACCCACCTGACTGTGAATTCGTATTACAGACGTATGATACTGCATTTTCTACCAAAACTACCGCTGATTATAGTGTTATCCAAACATGGGGTATATTCTATGCACCGGAACAGACACATGATGGTATCGAGTCGGTAGAAGCACAGTTAATTCTGTTAGGTAACCTCCGTGGTAGGTATGAATACCCAGAACTTAGACGTATGGCACAGATGTCCTTCGATGAGCATAAGCCTGATGTATGTATTGTGGAAAAGAAGGCTAGTGGTCAGTCATTGATACAAGATATGCGGAGAGGTGGTTTGCCTGTATTGGACTACATGCCCGATAAAGATAAAATATCCAGAGTTTATGCCGCTACTCCCTCAATGGAAGCTGGAAGGGTGTGGTTACCTAAAGGGAGGAAGTGGGCAGAAGAGTTGTTCGATGAAATGATTATCTTTCCGAATGGACCTCACGATGATCAGGTAGATGCAATGACAATGGCTATTCACTACTTAAAAGAGTCGTGGATGTTGCTCCATCCAGACGATCCAGATTGGGAAGATAAGCCAAGAACGAAAAAAAGAGTTGCGTACTGGAACTTTTAGGTGTATAGTGTATAATATAGTGGAGGATATTATATGGCAGTAGAAAAGAATCCGTTTGATTTAGCTAAGTCCAACGTCATTCCTATGGTTACTGTCGAGTTTGGTGCTGAAGAAAGTATGGTAGAAGAAACTCCTCCTGGGTTGGATGAATGGTACGATGACCTATGTGAGAAATTAGACGATTCCGAATTGTCTGAAATAGCTACTATCGTTTATGATAATTATCAAAGTGATAAAGACTCCCGTAGTGAATGGGAAAATATGTTTGAAAGAGGTTTTGATTTGTTAGGATTAAAACTTCAGGATGCTAGTCAACCATTTGAGGGAGCGTGTACGGCAGTGCATCCGCTTCTTATAGAAGCAACGGTTAAATTCCAATCCAAAGCTTCACAGGAACTCTTTCCTTCTGCTGGTCCTGTAAAAACCCAGATCATTGGTAAGCAAACTCCTGAAAAGGAAGCACAAGCTAACCGTGTCAAGGACTTTATGAACTACCAGTTAACGGAACAGATGACAGAGTATTTCGATGAGTTTGAAAGGATGTTGTTTCATCTACCGTTAATGGGATCAGCCTTTAAAAAGATTTATTATGATGCAGGGTTGGGAAGGCCCGTATCTGAATTTGTACCTATAGATCAATTCTATGTCTCCTACTATGCAAGTGACTTGCGTAGAGCAGATCGCTATACTCATGTTATTTATCGTAGTCCTAACGATGTTAAACGTGATATGGCAGCAGGGATTTATAATGAGATAGATCTACCGGACGCTGGTATTCCAGAACAAGGTGCAATGGAAGAAAAGATGAATACTATTCTAGGGTTCTCTCCTTCCAGTGACAACGATCCTCAATATATTTTACTAGAGCAACATTGTTATCTTGATCTTCCCGAACCGTTCAATGATCCTGACGGTGTGTCGTTACCATACATTGTCACGGTGGAAGAGAAATCTAAAAAAGTTTTAAGTATTCGTAGAAACTTCAAATCAGACGATCCCAACAGACAGAAGAAAATACACTTCACACATTATCGTTTCGTTCCTGGATTTGGTTTTTATGGGTTTGGCCTTATGCACTTCTTAGGCAACCTAACCATGACTGCCACTGCAGCCATGAGAGCCTTGATAGATGCGGGTCAATTTGCGAACTTACCAGGAGGTTTTAAAGCAAAGGGTGTACGGGTAGTTGGAGACAATGATCCTATTGCTCCTGGTGAATTTAAGGAAGTTGAATCAACTGGTATGGATCTCGCAAAGGCTATTGTTCCCTTGCCGTACAAGGAGCCTTCCTCTACTCTCTACCAGATGCTTCAGTTTGTTTCAGCGGCTGGACAAAAGTTTGCGGATAGTTCAGAACAAATAATTTCTGATGGCGCATCCTATGGTCCTGTCGGTACGACAATGGCATTACTAGAAGCCTCAAGCAAGTTCTTTAGTGCAATCCATAAACGATTGCATAAGTCTCAAAAAGATGAATTTAGATTGTTGGCTGCAATTGATTACGATTACCTGCCGTCTAAATATCCCTATGAGATCCCTAATGCTAATCAGCAAATCTTTAGGAAGGACTTTGATGGTCGTGTAGATGTCTTACCTGTCAGTGATCCAAACATTCCCTCAAATGCACACAGGATGATGATGGCTCAAATGGCACTTCAACTTGCCCAGAACTCGCCTCCTGGTATGTTCAATTTAGAAGCTCTTAACAGAACTATTCTTAACTCTGCTAATATGCCGAATATAGAAGAAATCTTACCACCTAAACAAAAGCCACAAAAGCTTGATCCGGTATCGGATATTATGGCAGCGACTAAGGGATTACCTATTGCTGCATTCCCTGGTCAGGATCATCAGGCTCACATTCAGGTAAAGATGGCATATTTACAAGATCCTATGAATGGGGCTAATCCTATTATGCAGCGTATCGCTCCTGTTATTCAGGCTAATATTCAAGAGCATTCGGTAATGAAGTATCAGGAACAGATGAGTGGAGTTACTCAACAGTTAGCTGGTGGGTCACAAGATCCTGCAGCTATTGAACAGGCGATGGGTGAAGCTGCACAACAGGTTGCCCAGGCTAATCAAGTAGCTGCACAGGGTATGGGTGGTTCTATCGAACAACAGACTATGCAACTTCAACAGGGTCAATTAATGTTGGAGAAAGAAAAACTTGATATGGATACTATGAAAGAAACAGCCGAAATGGCATTGAAGAATAGAGAACTTAATTTGAAGGAAGATCAGCTAAAAGTGGATGCCTTTAAAGATGGTGCATCTTCCGTTATGAAAGCGGAAGAGAAAGAGAAAGATCGTACTGCCAAGGAAAGCATGAAAGCTTTGGATATGATGACAAAGATTGCAACAGCTACATTAGAAGACGAAACGAAACGTAAATTAAAATTGGCAGATATAAAAGCTGACTTTGCAATGGAAGATGAGAAAACTTCTAGGGATATTGAATTAGCTAATATCCGTACTCATCGGGATGAACAACTCAAACGGAAGGAGAAGTAAAATGAGCAAATCGCTTAATGGTGGTGTTTGGGGTAACGGAGATAAAAATACTAGTGTCGGTGATTGGGATGATATTCCTGCTAATGAATGGAGTGTTCGTGCCAAGAAAGGTATCTTTGAAGAGTTTGCTGCTGACACTTGGAAAGTTCCTAATCCTAAGAAAAAGGTTAGGGTTAATAAAGGTCCGTATGTTTAATAAGGAGAATGCAAATGATAGGATGGGTAAAGAGTTTGTTCGCACCTGGGCATTGCCAATGTGGAACTAAATGTAAATCTTTATGGGTTGCTGTTATTGCTCTAATTATTGCATTGTGGTCAATGGGGATAATGCATGGATATTTGGGATGAAATAGTCCAAGAGTATAATAAAGAAATAGAGAATCTCAAGAATTCTCTTGCATCGGGAGGTATAGAAGACTATGCCCACTATAGACAACTTGTTGGGTCTATTAGTAGTATAGATTGGTGTCGCCAGAAAGTAACGGATATTATTAAACGTAGGCAACATTCAGACGATGAAGAGGATTTCTAATGAGACAACCGGCGTTAGCGAAAGCTATAAAGAACGATCAATGGATCGATGCGATTGACGAAGATAAAGATCCAGAAATTTTACCACGTATTCCAGGATTTCACATTTTAGTTAAACCATGTTCTGTAAAGAATAAGACTAAAGGTGGAATTTTTATTCCTGATTCTACACAGGATGACATTGCTTATCTGACAACTGTAGGACGGGTAGTGGTTATGGGGGATATTTCATATGCAGACAAATCGAAATTTCCTCATGGTCCGTGGTGTGAGGTAGGGGATTATGTATGTTATGGAAAGCATTCAGGTAGTAAATTGTTCTATCAGGGTCAACGGTTTATCCTGTTATTTGATGATCAGATACTAATGACTGTCGATTCTCCTAAACATTTAGATCCAACTTATAACCTAAGTAACTAAAAAAACTTGCATACCCCTATGGTTATAGTATATACTTATATTAACTAGACGTAAATTCGTTTGGATTCGTCAACAACGGGAGATACAAATGGCTGAAAAAGAAGAAGTTGAAGAGACTGAAGTAGAAGTAAAAGAAGAAGATACTGAAGGTTGGAGTAAGGTGAATGTTCCTGAAGATTCTGATTTAGAAATTGAAGTTGAAAAAGAAGAAGAAAAAAAAGAAGTAGTAGCTTCAGAGGAAAAACCTAAACCAGAACCAGAGGAACCTCCGGTCAAACCAGATGAGCCTGAACTGGAAGGTATCGAAACTAAAGGGGCTGAAAAAAGAATTCGTAAATTAATTCGTCAACGTAAAGAACGTGATGAAAAAATTGAAAATTTAATACACTCTAATAATGAACTTAAAGGTCAATTAGATGTAAAACAGAATGAAGTAGCTTCTAGTATAAAACAAAATATCGAAATTAGCGAAAAGCAAATTGACGATAAAATAGAATTAGCTAGGGCTGCGTATTTAAATGCATTTGATAGTGGAGATAAGGAACAGCTTTTACAATCACAGGAAATTTTAAATCAAGCACAATTTGAAAAGCATAGAGTTACTGAAGCTAAAACTGCATTAATAGACTATGAGAATAATCAACCAACGGAGGGTCAACAAAATAGTGAACAACAGACAGGATTTAAACCAGATCCTAAAGCTATGCGTTGGGCTTCAGAAAACGATTGGTTTGGTAAAGATCAGATCATGACTTATGGTGCTTTAGAAATTGACAAGAAATTAAAAATAGAAGGGTATGATCCTTCGGACGATGAATTTTATGAAGAAGTGAATGCTCGACTTTATAAAGAATTTCCACATAAGTTTAAGAATGTGGAAGAAGAAGAGGATTCACAACCCCGTCAGCAGGAAAAGACGTTAGCACCTGCTCAAGTGGTCGCTGGAACATCACGCTCTCCCAGCACTGCCTCTAACCGAAAGGTTAAGTTAAGCCAGGAAGATTTACGTTTGGCTAACAAATGGAAGATACCACTTGAAGTGTACGCCGCCGAAAAGCTTAAGATAGATAAAGCAGAAGGTGAGTATACAAATGTTGTAACCGATAGGCGTGGAGGGTAATAATCATGGCACGTACAGAATCACGTAGTACTGAAGTAAGGGAAAATCAAACACGAGACAGCTATACGCAGGAATATACTTTCGATGAATACGATAATATGTGGTTACCAGACGAGGTAACTGAAAGATTCAAAAACGAAGGTATGGTTTTGCGTTGGATACGAATTCAACTTAGAGGTGGAGATGACTACCAGAATGTAGGCAAACGTCTTAAGGATGGATGGGTGTTCGTAACACCGGATGAAGTACCTGAACTAAGTGCAAGTTCCGTCGTGAAGGAAAATGGTCGCTATGCAGGTGCGATTGTTAGAGGAGATGTAGCTCTAGCAAAAATGCCTGAAGGTCGTGCAATAGCGAGGAGAGAGCATTATGAAGATAAGGCTAATGAATTAATGGATGCTGTTGATAATCAATTAATGAGTAAGTCTAATTCTCGTATGCCCATTTATAACAATAGTAAGTCAACTGTGACAAAGGGAAGAAGTCCTCGTTTTCAGGACTGATTCTTTTAGTTATGATTATGAAAGGAGTAACTAACTATGGATACTAAAGTTTCCGTTCTTGGTGGACTCCGACCTGCACGTATGTATGGTTCAGGTGCTAATAGTACTGGTATGGAGATATTGCCTATTGCCAGCGCAGACGCCCGAAATATGTTTAGGGGTGATCTGGTAAAGGTAAGTTTAGGTAATATTGAACCAGTGTCCGCTGCTGCGGATTATGCTATTGGCGTTTTCCACGGTGTGAGTTATACTAAAGATGGCGTTCCTACTTGGTCTAAATATTGGCCCGCTAATACTTCAGCGAGTGATATTCAGGCACAGGTAATGAGTCAAGCAAACGCTACCTTCTATGTAATGGCTGATGCATCGTGTAGTTCGGGTGACATCAATAATCTTAACTTTGACTTAACACTTGGAGCCGGTAATACCGCAACTGGTATATCTGGTTTTGGCGTTAAGGCTGCTTCACGAGTAGCGACAACGGCTCAAGTTAAACCCGTTGGCGTTGAAGACATACCGGGTAATGATATCGACGTTGCGACAGAACGTGCCTTCCCAATTTTGGAAGTGCGAATTCTGCGTGATGTTAGGTCAGTATTCGATGTGGCTGCTAGTGTTGTTGGCCCAATCTAATAGGGGAGGATAGAAAATGGCTATATCTAGAGCTAATATTGCTAAAGAACTCCTTCCCGGTCTTAATGCCGTATTCGGTCTTGAGTACGGGGAGGTTAACAACGAGACAGAGCCACTTTTTGAAAGCGAGAATTCTGATCGAGCTTTTGAAGAAGAGGTTATGTTTACTGGTTTTGCAACCGCACCCGTTAAGGGTGAGGGTGCTGCAGTAAGTTATGATACCGCACAAGAAACTTACGTTTCACGGTATACCAACGAAACTGTTTCCCTTGCATTTGCAATTACTGAAGAGGCGATGGAAGACAATCTCTATGATACGTTTTCCAAACTTCGTGCTCGTGGTCTTGCTCGTGCGATGGCAAACACTAAGCAGGTGAAGGGTGCTAATGTCTTTAATAATGGCTTTAGTACAGCGGCTGCTTATGTTGGTGGTGATGGCGTAGCTTTCTTTAGCACTTCGCATCCTACGGTATCGGATGGCATACAGTCGAACCATATTGGTTCTAACGATCTTTCTGAATCCGCTCTGGAAACGGTACTTACCAATGTCCAGAAGATCAAGGATGATCGTGGGATTCTCATTGGTGCTTCGTCTGTATCGTTGCATATCCCGGCTGATTTGTGGAACACTGCAGATCAGATCCTACACACCCCCGGCACGACTGTTGCTGGTGGGACTAGTGATGGCACCTATGCCCAGAATACAATCAATGCTGTTCGGCATATGGGTATGGTTCCTGATGGGTTCTACGTTAATCGTAGGTTTACGGATACCAACGCATGGTTTATCAAAACCGATGTGCCAAATGGTGCTAAGACGTTTGTGCGTGTGCCACTGCAAACCAAGATGGAACCAGACTTCGATACTGGTAATCTTCGCTTCAAAGCCCGTGAGCGTTACAGCTTTGGGTTCTCTGATTGGCGTAGTTACTTTGGATCTCCTGGGTCCAGTTAATATTGCAAAGATGGGAGAGAGTGTAAAAACTCTCTTCCACTCTTTCTAGGATTGAAGGGAATAACATGGCAACGAATATTAAAGCTGCAACCGTTACAGGTAGTGGTCAGCCATTAGACTTTTCCGTATCTACTACTCCTACTACAGCGATAGGTGGGTTGGGTACGGTTGTCGGGGTTGGCACTCGTATCTTAGGAATTTCTGCTGCAGTGACAGGCACCTGTTCGATTACCGATACTTATACATCAGTGAATACATCTAAAACCCGTACCAGAATTAAGTTTGCCGGTGATCACGATGTTTACTTTGGTGAGCAGGGAGTTAAGTTCCTAGGTCAGGTGATGGTTTCCGCACCTACTTCTGCTGCTGTAGTCATGCTTTATTATGGTTAATCATGCCTGATTATGATTATTTGATTACAGATATAAAGAACACGATAGAAAATGATTCGACAGAGTTTGCCACACAGTTACCAAAGATTGTTAATAAGGCAGAAAATAAACTAACGACAGACCTGGATGATCATGGTTTAAATTCTTTTGTATCTGTAGCTGTATCAGCAAATGTTAATACTGTTAGTCTTGCAAGCGGTACGAGGATCGTGCGCAATTTTTCTATGACACAGGATGGTGCCATAAAGAACATGTTGCTGCGTACAATAGAATATGCAAATGATTATTGGCCGGTGAGTGCTAGTACGAGCGCTCCTATCTATTATGCTTATAAAGATAACACCACAATTAAAATAGTTCCCACTCCCGCATCTACGCATAACGGTGAGATTATGTATGTGTCGAGGCCAACTACTTTGACCTCCACTGGAACAACCTCAAATTACTTCACAGATTTCTGTTATGATGCTTTGTTCTCCGCATGTATGGTAGAGTCTTCTTTGTTTATAAAAGACTCAACGGCTACACAACTATGGGAGACACAGTATCAGTATCATATAAACTCATTACGCAATCAGGCTCGTAGAACTAGACAGGATGATATGGCAGTTAATGCAAGTCCTGCCGGTGGACCGGATACTCTTATTGCAGGATCAACCTAATGACTATTAGTAGATCCAATATCGGAAGGGAGATTAAGATGGCTGGTAAAAAGAAAAAACGTGGTGGTTCTATAGGTAGAGGTATGGGTGTTGCTCTTAAAGGTGGAGGTACTGTTACAAAGCCACCGCTTGGTTCGGGAGGCAGATTTAAAGCTTTAAGTAATAAGTTGAAGAAAAGGGGCGCAACAAATCCTGGTGCTCTTGCTGCATGGATTGGTAGAAAAAAATATGGGCCAGCAAAAATGGCTGCAATGTCTAAAAAAGGAAGGAATGCATAATGCCTGAAATCGGAAAAAAGAAATTCGGTTACGATGAGAGTGGTATCCAGAAAGCTCGTGTCGCTGCCGCTAATGAATTAATGAAACCTGAAACGGAACTCTTTAGAAAAGCTACTTATCTCTATCCTGAAGATCCGTTGGTTCCTAAAGGAATGACTGGTAAACCTACAGGTCAGGGATATGGTGCTGCACGTAAAGGTCCAGATGTTCACGGTCCTGAAAACAATGTTATTGTGGATGCTAATTATCCTAAAGAGGAAAGCTTTGCTATAGATAAGAGTACAGCTTATAAACGGGAGGGTAAGTAAGATGTCTGTTGCTGCTAAATTAGCTGAAAAAGCTGCTTTGAAACTTCTTAAAAAAACTTCTATCTATGTTGGGGATGTTATCAAGTTTTGGGATGATCATGGAATAGCAGCGACTAGAAAACATTTAGGGCCTGTTAGACTTAAGAAAGCTCAAAAGAAGATTGACGATGATAAAGCACAAAAACAATTAAAAGCGAGAGCAGAACAAAAAGCGAAAAAAGCTGAAGAGAAAAAACCACCAAAAGGTACAAAAACAGATAAATCCTCCAAAAAGAAAAAAACTGCTGCTGAAAGAACAAAGCGAGGTTATTTCGGAGCAAAGGAACAAAGATTTACGAAAAAAGATTTAGCTCATATGTCTCCAGCAGAAAGGAAAGAGTTTCATAAATTAAGATACCAACAAAAAAAGGCATTAAAGGATGAAGCATTCCCGTCAAGTGGTTCTACTGCTGGGGGTCAAAGAGAGGAAATGGTACTGCCAGGTGGAAGAATCGTAGAGAGTCCTAGTGGTAGATTAAAATCTTTACATGAATTTACTGAAGATCAATTAAAATCTTTTGAACCTGGACCCGAAACATTAGAACAACAACTTAAACCTCATGCAGATCCGAAAAGTATGATACATCAGCAGATGCGTGGTAAGGAATTAACTCCTTCTCAAGATGCTGAATTTCAGGGATTAATAGAACAAGGATGGGGTTTAGATCGAAAGAGGGGTGGTAAAGTTAGACAATACTCTAGTGGTGGACAAATTGGTAGTGGTGTTGGTACAGCTATGAGAGGCTGGGGTGCAGTCTCTCGTAGGAAAAGGAGTACATAAGTGGTCAGATTGGAACTGGGGCTGCTCTTAGAGGCTTTGGTAAAGGTTATAAAACATAACATAGGAGGAAGATCATGCTAACAGGTGCGATTACAAAAGGAATTAAGAAGGGTGCAGAGGCTCTTTTAGGTAGAACATATAAAGCTAAACAACCTAGAACGATGTTTAAGAAAAAGCCTAAAAAATCTCCCGTAGTAAAAACTAATATTACCAAAACAGGAGCTACAGCAGTAGAAGCAGAAGCTCAAGAGGGAGCTAAAAAAGCAGTACGGGGTCGTCGTCGTGGTGCAGAGAAAAAGTTGGCAGAAAGACTAATACCTCGTGTTTCTGGTGTGCGAAAGAAATTAGAGGGAAAGAGTGCTGCAGATTTAGCTAAACAATATACAGGTTTAGAACTTACCAGTATGTTTAGAAAGTTAGCAGAAGCTGATAAACCTAATAAAAAGTTATTGGGAAGAATTAAAAGAGCTAGAGCATTACGAGAAGATATAGTATCAGCTTCGGAATCTTCTACTGGTTCTTCAAGTAAAACTCCATTAAAGTTTAGGAATAAGGGAGGGAAAGTTGTAAAGAAAGCTGCTGGTGGTAAAATGAGTCATGTTGCTTTATATCCCGCAGAAGAGTCCCGTTCCGGTACAATGTCGGAAGCCAAACGTAAGAAGTATGCAAAGACAGGTGGCGTTGTTAAAAAGAAAACTGGTGGTGTTGTTAAGAAACAGGCTGGTGGTCCCTTTAAGCAGGGTTACAAAGCCAGGGAAGACGAATCACTGGGTATGCGTACTGGACCGGAGTCTGGCAAAACTCAATCACTAGCTGCACGTAGAGATGAGTCCTATGGTGATTGGGGTAAACGCAAACGTGGTCGAGTGAATGTTAAGAAGGGTGGATCGGTTCGCAAGTTGAAGAAGGGTGGACAGGTTCGTAAGATGAGCGAAGGTGGGACATTGGTAGCTTCTCTATATGAGACTATCTCTTAATGCCTTTTAAATCTGAAAAACAAAAGACCTATCTCCAAATAAACGAACCTAAGATTTATAATCGGTGGAAGAAGAAATACCCTGTGGTTAAAAAGAATAAAGGTGGTAAACTTTCTAGACGAAAGAAAACTAGATGAGATCTATAATTGCAGTTATGCTTGCTTTAATATTTTTAACTTTTGTATTGGTAGGATGCTCCTCTACGTCTGAAGTAAATTCTACTAAAGCTACTGCAGAATTACCATCTGATATCCAACCTATGGTTGTAATGACTACTGTCTGTAGATCATTGACAGCTATACGAGGAATTATGGAAGGTGATAAAGTATCCTATCAAGATGCTTTTGAGGTTCTTAAATACTATATTAAGAAAGACTTATGTAGAGTTTATTATCCTCCTATTAGGGGAATATTGGAAAAAAAGATAGACCAATATATAGATTATGATAATAAAGTAACTTCTGTTTGGAAACTTAAAGATGAAGACTTATGGACGATTGTACTTAATAGCTCTCTAGACTTATTAAAAAAGCAATCACAATCTAAAGGTCAGGAAACTTAATGACGATTAATACTCAATTAGTAAGACCGAATGAGAAAGATTATAATACCTTTAAGGAATATTTTCAGGATGTATGTAGTTACCTACATGAAAAATATAAAGATACTTATATAAGGAAATAGTATGGCGTTATCAGGAACATATAACTTTGACTTAGATATTGATTCTGTTATTCAAGAAGCAATGGAGATGATAGGTGGTGGTGAAGTTTTAGGTCATGAGCCAGCGTCTGCCCGTCGATCTTTGAATTTACTTCTAGCTGATTGGCAGAACCGTGGTATTCTATTATGGTCTACAGAAGTTAGTTCGATTACTGTTAGTGTGAGTACTACTACTTATGCATTAAATAGTGCTACTATTGATGTGCTAGAGGCAGTCCTTAATAGAGATAATACAGATTTACAAATGACTCGTATTTCCTTTGAGGAGTATTTAAAAATTCCATCTAAGGGAACAACTGGCAGACCATCACAATATACTGTTAAGCGTGGTCAGAGTTTTCCAACAGTTTATATTTGGCCGATACCTGAAAATTCTACTGATGTTATTAAGATAGAACGTATAAAATTTTTACAGGATATAGATAAATCTGCTAGTCAGAATGCTGATGTTCCTCGTAGATTTCTACCTCCATTAACGTGTGGACTGGCATACTATATGTCTATGAAAAGACCTGGAGTTCCAGATACTAGGATTACAATGTTACAAGGGATTTATGAAGAGAAGTTTAAGAATGCAATGGAAGAAGATAAAGAACGTGCAAGTCTTTTCTTTAGACCTAAACTGGGATATATTTAATGGCAACCAATAGAAATGCTTTAGCTATTTGCGATACCTGTGGATTTAGATATCCTCATAGGGTAATGCGTTTGAATAGTTATGGTATGTTGATTTGCCCTACCGATTGGGATGGCGCTTTTAATCTGGTAAACAACCCACAAAATAAAGCACCATATGTTAGAGATGACGAGAATATTATAAACCCTCGACCGGATGTAAATCTTATTTCAAATACTGCATGGGATACGGATACTACACTCTGGGAAGATGAAACAAGGGGATGGAGTACGATATGAGTACGAGTTTAACAGGTAGACAGATTGCCAACAGTTATAAAGAACTTTTAAAAGTTGCTGTATCTACTAATGTGGGTGTTAGTGGTGCATTAAAGACTATTCAAACGGGAGATGCATCTAATAGTCCTCTTCAACTTTCACAGAGTACTTTAAATGTTAATGGTACGTTTGCATTAAACGGTACTAATATTACTGTTACTGGCGATCAGATCAATGCTGCCGTTTCAGGTGGGTTTCAAAATGTTTCAGCTTCTACTGGTTTCTTTAGTGCTCAAGTTTGTGCTAATACATATTATGGTGACGGTTCCAATTTAAGTGGAGTTACGACAAGTGCTGCTACAGTAGCAACTAATGTTAGTGGTGGATATGGTGTTCTAACAAGTCTTACGGCTGTCGATATACGAGGTGCTACAGGTGGATTTACTACCAAGGTATCGGCTGCAGCATTAGAGATTTCCGGTGCAACGTCATTAGCAACTGCAGTCTTTAGTGGTCAGGTATCTGGTGTGGGGGCTGCATTCAGTAGTGATGTTTCCGTTGGTACTTCTATTTGGGCTGTAGGTGGTGTGTTTTCTGGGACTGTTTCAGCAGCTTATTTTGATGGAGATGGATCTAATTTAACAGGAATTGTCGTAACATCTGCAGCTATGGCAACTAATGTATCTGGAGGTTATGGTGTTCTTAGTAGTATAACAGCGACAGATATTCGTGGCGCTACAGGTGGATTTGCTACTAAGGTTTCAGCCGCTGCCGCTGAATTTTCTGGAGCAGTTAGTGGTACATCCGCTGTCTTCAGCGGGATTGTATCAGCTAGTGAGATAGATTCCCCAACGGGAAGTTTTTCAACTAATGTATCAGCTACTGATTATACAGGTAGTGGTGCTACATTAACAGGAACTGTACAAGCTAATGCCGTACAGGTTTCAACAGAAGTTTCAGCTACGACATTCCAGGGAGGTTCTATAAGTCTAACAGGAAATGTAACGGCTGTAGATGCTACTTATACTGGGACTGTATCGGCTGCTACATTTGGTGGGGGTAGTTTAAGTCTTACAGGGAATGTAACGGCAGTTGCTGCAACATATAGTGGAACTGTTTCCGCTGATTATTTCGATGGTGATGGATCTAACTTAACGGGTATTACAGCGACATCTGCTTTAATGGCTACGAATGTTTCAGGTGGTTATGGTATTCTTACAAGTGTAACTGCTACAGATATTAGAGGAGCTACGGGTGGATTTACCACAGAAGTTTCATCTACTGCATTTAAAGGAGGTTCTTTAACTCTTACTGGAAATGCCAGTGCAGTTGAGTATTATGGTGGTGGTTCTAATTTAACAGGTATTGTTGCAACATCTGCACAGATAGCTACTAATGTATCTGGCGGTTATGGTGTTCTTACTAGTATAACGGCTGTTGATATAAGAGGTGCTACAGGTGGATTTTCAACTAAGGTATCGTCTGTAGCAGGTGAATTTAGTGGCGCTGTTAGTGGTGTATCAGCCGTATTTAGTGGTGATGTATCGGTTGATAACCTTTATGCAGATACAAATATCTATATTGGTGGGGCTGAAATTCCTAGTGCAGGTGCTTTAACTTCTATTAATAATGTTACGACATCTATTAATACAGTCTTAGCAGCTACTTCTGCAGCCTTAGCTACGAGTATTGGTAATAGTAATACTAATATAACGACTAATGTTAATGCGATAAGTTCTATCAATACGGTTGTTGCTAATGTCTCATCTGCTTTAGCAACTAGTATTGGTAATAGTAATACGAATATTACAACTAATGTTAATGCGATAAGCTCTATTAATACAGTTGTAGCTAATGTATCATCTGCATTAGCGACTAGTATTGGTAATAGTAATAGTGCAATTACCTCTATTAATACAGTTATTGCAAACGTATCTT